AAAATTTGAGCGGCCGTAATATTGCCAGACTCTGCCAGCTCGCGTTGTTTGTTGATGATCATAAACGTAGCCTTGAGCTTTCCTGCTTCATAGGCATTTCGAACATCACTGCTTTTGTCATACCACAATTGAAGAAACGAACGTTTATCTACATCCAGCTGAATCGCAATTTTTTCCGGAGAATAATTGCAAGCCGCTAAATCCATGATTTGCGTGATTTCTTCTTCTGAAAATTTAAGTGCGATTAGATGTTTCATCTTTTGTTTTTATAATGATAAAAAGACCTGACAACAGAAGAAACAAGCACAGAGCCACTTTATATTCTAAATCTCTTGAGTTAGGTGTTAAACTAATTCCAAGAGTAAAAAACTGTGCTAAAAACAACCAACCAATAAGTCGAAATACATTTTTCATCAATACCGTTTTAAATGATTATTTTCAAATAATTGCTTTCTAAAGTCAAAAAGACCTTTACAGTTCGCAAATAAATATTGCTCAAAATGAGCGTTCTCACTCCAGTTCCCCGAACCTTCAATCACATAGTAACTGTCATGTGTTTGCATCAAACACACTTTGGCGTGTGTCCAAGCATAAAACACTTGAATGTTAGGCCGAGTACTGCACATTCCTTTTAAATTTTCAATCGTAAGCGGATTCCGCTTGATCATACTGTCTGAAATGAGCAGTGTGATTTTTTCTATCATTCCTTTGTCGTGCAATTCCACCAAGGCCGTAATCACTTTGTTACTGATGGAATAAGTGGAAGCAAACAATTCCTTTACCGGATAATGTTTGGCCACAAACGGAATGAACGTAAACGCATTAAAAGCATTGTCCGACTGAAGGAAGAGAAACTCATCAAGAGTGGGCACTCTCATCAAATCATTTTCGAGATTGGTTACTTTTTGAAAATGTTTGGCAATGTAGTTTGACTTCCATTGCGACGAGATGGGGGCTTCCTTCAAGTCTTGAACAATATTTTTTGGGTTGAAAAACTTATTTACCGACACCTAATTTTTCGTTTACCAAATTCAACTTAAACTCACGCTCCTGGATAGCTAGGTTAATTTTAGTAGTATCCGTTCCTTTTGCTTCGGCAGTTTTTAATTCTTTGTTTTTTCTAGAGAAAAACGTAGCCGAAGAACCGATGTATTTCAACAATTCGTCTTTGCTCATTTCTTCCACTTCTTGCGACAATTGACGCTCGCGGAATAAATCATGCTTACCTAAGATTTCTCCGGTAGTAGCAAAATGATTCAATTCCTCCCACAATGCTCTGTTTTCAGAATACGCTTTTTCAGTGTCTTGAATAAGCTGTAGTTTTTCTTCTTCAGATAGCGTTAACTCGCCTGATTCTACTTGCTGAAGCTTTGCGTGTAGTTCCTGGTAACGTTTGAAGGTAGCAATTCTTTTACCTACTACTACATACATCACATCAGGGCATTTCTCGTCGTTTAAAAACGGAAATTCTTCACGAACTTTAGTAGATTCTTCTTGATATTCTTTTTCCATTTTTTCAATAAAATCACCAACAATAGTGTTTATTAATCCGGGATGAGATAAAATTGATTTTTTTTCTATCTCAAAATTTGGAGTGAAAACCGTAGCTTCTGTAGTAGCTTCTGTACTAGCTTCTGTGTTATCTTCTGTACTAGCTTCTTCTACTTTCTCAAATTCAACATCTATTTTTTCTAAAGATGCTTCAGTTGAATTCAAGTTCTTACGCTCCACTAACTCTAAATCGGTGATTCCGTTTAAGTGTTGCAAGTCATACAACAAAGCTTCTAAAAACTCATCCGTATAGCCTACACGGTTTAGCTTTACTTCTAAAGCTTGGTTTTTACCCTCTGTTTTTCGGTATAACTCAAAAGCTTTGTTGAACTGCTCATATTTATCGGTAAACTGAGTAGCCAAAAAAGCCAATACTGTTAATCTAAATTGATTTTTCATAATTTAAGTTTAATTTTAAAACTCAAAGATTGTAATATGTAATTACATTAGTTGTAACATGAGACATACACATAAAAAAACCCTTCACATGGAAGGGTTTTATAATGAGTGTCAAAAATTCTACTCTCTGGAAAGCTCTACCAAATACTTAGTTGCACCGGCCAAGAACACTTGGAAGTGAATTCTGGCACCCGCTAAAGCTACCCATGCCGTACCGTTTTTCAACAATACAGTCACAGCTCCCGCCGTTCCGTTTGCAATAGTCGCAGGATCTTCTCCGCCACCACCATGGAAGACTACGTGCTCATTGTGTGGTAAATCGGTAGAAGCTACATCTAAAGCAACAGTTTCATCTAAAGCCGGAACTTTATACTCAATACCATTTGCAACTGTTAAAGCAACTGATTCAAAATTAGCAATAGCATGAGGCAATGCAAATGGAATGTTTCCTTCGTAATGCTTAGGCACAAAACCTGATTTAGCATACGGCTCAAACGTCAACGTCATCATTCTTCCGTCATTGTTATCTTGCTTAGTAGGTTTTAATTGCAACGGAGCACAAGGCGTTCCCATTACTTCATAAAACGCTTCTTTACATGATTTGTGGAAGATAATCACATCTTTACCAATCCAGTTTTGAACAAACTCTTTTAACTCTAATCCGTTACCAGGTACAACAGCAACAAATTTTTGAGCAATGTTGATCATATCTTCATCACCGTCTGATTCAAATGGAGCATCTGTTTTGCTCTTGGTTGAATATAACGTGATAAATTTTCCTCCTGGTTTCAAGCTAGGAACTCCAACTAATTTAACTCCGTTTCCATCAGATGGTGGAAAGTTTAAATCTTGGGCTTCAACAAGAACGATTTCGTTCTTTTGAGCAGCCGACCCGGGAGCTATCCCAGTCGGCTTATTTAAATTTACTTTTGTATACATGACTATTTATTAAGCAATTGTACGGTTAGTCTCTCTCCATACTCCATCTACAAGCGTTAACTCAATAAAGTCAGCAGCAACAGCTAAAGCGGCGTTACTTGCAACATTTATGTTACCTGTGTCAGAGAAGGTTAAATCTGAATCGGCTGTAGCGTTACCAAATATTTTAATGGTTTTACCTTCTACACCGTTAATGATACCGGTTATGGCTAAATCACCACTTCCACCATATCGATAGATAGAACCTAAGTTCGCATCAATCGTAGCAGTTGTTACGCTTACTTCTGGTGTTTCGGCAGTTTCAGGAGCAGTAGTTCTGCTTAACTCAAACGGCACACCTGTTAATGGAACGAATAACGTTAACGTTCCACCTGATTTTAAATCAAAGTTGGCGTTTCCGGCTAATCTGATTTTAGCATTATTATGCACCACGTTAGTAGTAGCTGCTAAACCGGTATTTCCTTTAATTTTGATTACTTGACCTTTGTAGTCAGTGTAGTTAACAATATCAGTTACGGTTGTAGTTCTGCCTTTTGCTGCATACACGTTATTGAAAGGAATTCTCAATAAACCTGAACCGTTTTCGTGGAAAGGAACAAATGTTTCTTTCGGGAACACAGGAACGGTGTTAGACCAAACGGTTTGTACTTTGAATTCATCCGGGTCACCTTCTTCCACCGTATTACCAATGTGAAGTAAACGGATACCCATTTTGTAATCCGCCCAGATGTACATCATTCTTTTCAAGTACTCGAATTTGTACATTGCTTTTTCAGCTGGAATGTTTTCTAATAACTCAATGTTATCATCAAACGTGATGAACATAAAGTCACTTCCGGCCATGTCAACTAACGTTTGGAATTTTACGTTTGGAAAATCTTTTGGCGTTACTGGATAACCGGTATAATCGGTATTAGTACCAAATAACGTTTCGCTTCTACGCTTGTAGTATCTTAACCAATCTTCAGACAGATATAAAACTAACCCTTGATTGTCTCTCACTTCATCCGGTAGCCTCTTAATCATATTGTCTACATAGTCAACAATATTAGTTGTAGTTGGTAAGCCTAAGTCAAACGAACGGTATTTTTTAGTCACGTCACGAGCTTGTTGTAACAAGTACAATAAACCATTTTGACGGTTTACAGCTCTACCGGCTTCAGTAGCATCTTCAGGAGTAGCTACATAAATACCTTTGATAGAAGCCACACGGTCTTCAATTCTTGCTTTTTTGCTGATTTCAGAAACCAAGTAACGAACGAATGACTCTTTATAAGGTTGAGAACCTTCTTTGTTCATCATGTTCAACCAGCTCGCTTCAATTTTTTGAAGTCTGAATCCAACAAATTCCGCATCAATTTGAATTGGGAAAATTTTACCTTCTTCCGGTTGAATTAATTGTTTGTTTTTAGGTAACCAAGGCAATTTACGAGCTTGCGTGATTTCTGCTGTAGCGATAGAAGCATCAGCGATGATATCTTCTACTTTGGTTCTTGTTGGCCAAAAATCAGGAAGACCTTTTATGTCACGCGTAAGCGATTGTAATTCCGTTGGGTTTTCACGATAATATAACTTCATATCATCGTTCAATTTTTGAATAGTTGGCTGATCTGTAAAATCAGTAGCTCCAACATTCATATTTCCGGCAGAATATGCAGCAGCTCTTTTATTCCAAGGTCTGTCTAATGCATCATAGCCTTTACCGGAAGCAAATAGGTGAGTAGCAGAGTGTTTCACTTTTCCTGAAAGATTTTTGATTACTGCTTCAGGTTTGTCACCTAATGAATCATCCATTAGCTTTTTAAAGTTGGCATCATACTCAGCTATTTTTTGACCTAATGCTTTTACTTTAGCAGCTGAATCGGGGTCATTGTCACGACTACCGGCAGCGGTTTTAATTTCTTCTTCTGTTAACCCTGTTTCTTTGACAAGGGCGTCAATTTCGTCCTGAACTGCTTTCCAGTTCAAGGTGTCGTCTTCCATGGCCTTTAGCTCTTTGTTCAAAGCTTTTTTAAGTTCGGCCATTTGTTCTTCTGAAAATGCAGTTTTGAGTTTTTCCTCGTGCTCTGCACTAAAATCAATTTCTTTCTTTTCGGCGTTTATTGGAAGTTCACTAACTCCCAAAAGCACCTTAATAAAAGCGACCGTTTTGGCCATAAATTTCCATTTCATAGTGATAAATAGATTAAGTTAAACATTTTTATAGTGATTCATTTCACTCAACATAAGGGCCATATTCATGGCATCTTTTAGACTTCCCATTCCGTCAACCAGCTTTAACCCGATGGCTTTATCGGTAAAGAAAGTTTTTCCGGTCAGTAGTCCTGGTTCTCTCAAATCCAAATTAGGACGAGCGGCTTTCACAGCATTTTGGAAATTAATAGCCATTGGCGAAAGCATTTCCTGTTTGATCATATCATACTTTCCTTCCATCGCTAAACGGAAAGCCTGATTTTTAGTTTCTGACTCATCCGGATACACCTCATGAAATTCATAACCCAATGATTCAAGGTATTTTTTATTGTCTCTCCAGGAGAGCACCACACCCACAGAACCAATCTGAGCAGAGATGTCATTGGATGCCATTACATAATTACAGCAGACCAACATACTGTATAAGTGAGCAGAGCAACATTGATCATACAACCCAACCACAGGTTTAGTTTTACGCATGCCAAAATCTTTGAAGGGAGCAATAGCAGAAACAGAACCACCAGGACCATCTACATTTAAAACAATGGCGGCAATGTTTGGATTTCTGTCTGCTTCAAATAAAGCTGCTACAATTTCATCGGCTCCGTATGTACACCAGTCGCCATATTTTACAATAGCACCAATCATATCCACCACAGCAATACTGTTACGCGGAACGTTTGTGTTTTCTTCAGATAATCGGATGGGAGTACCGTTTTCAGAAAAATAACTAACCAATGACTTAGGTTCTTGGTTGGCGTTTGGAAATTCAATTTTTTCGTTTGAAATTAATTTATGAGCTAAAACACCATAAATTTCCAATGCCGGAATATGCATAAACCAAAACCCTTTGGATATTTCTGATAATAAGCGATTTACTTTCATGTCCTTAATTTTTTACGAAAATCACTGTTTTTGTAAAAAATTCTTGTAACATGTTTTTTAGCGTTTTATTTTGAAAATAGAAGCATTGTAGCCAATCCAAATGCGTTCTTGAGTATCAAATGAAGTGGTAAAAACATTTCCTTTTTTGTTTTGAAAACCTAGATTTCCTTTTACTAAAAAAGAATCGAATTGTAATGTATTGCCAAACTCAACACCGCCCATCAAACGGAAAGTAACTTCTTTATCAGGTGGAGTTTTGATACTTTTCTCCCGAATAGTATAATTGAATTTCATGGATTGAATTTCGCCACGCACAAATCCTGAAGAAGCTATTTCTACAAATTCATCACCATAACATTCTTCGTAATAGCGAATGGATATCGCTTTTTTATAGAGTTCATTTTGAAGCGAATCGGTAGCGGCTGCAAAAGCTTCAATTAACTCATTATTTTGTTTCAATAATGAATCAATTTGTTTCTGAAGAAACTCATTTTCTTTTTTGTTATTATGCTGTTTTGGAATAGTAAAAGGCTTATCAGGTTCGATGACAACCTGAACCGGTTTAGTAATGGGTGATTTACCTTTTATTTCGGGTATAACGATTTTTTTGGGTTCGGTAGGGTTTGGTTCGCAACTGTTTTGAATGAAAATCACTGCGACCAAAACGGCGATGATAAGGTAAGGAATTGATTTTTTCATTGTTTAAATTTTTTAGTGGAGTAAGAATAATATGGTCAATCTCGGGAACACGTTTGATAATAAAGTTTTGATCTTCTATAAATTCTTTAGGAACCGCTTCCATCATTTTAATCAACTCCAAATCGTTTTGATTTGCTGCTATAACTTGAGCATAGGTAGAACCTAAACTAGCCCCTACGATTAAAATCATTTTTCCCATTACTTTTTAAATTTGAAATACTGATTTTTTCCATACACATAAACCGAGTCTTTTGTTACCCGGATAATCGTTTTATCCTTGCATTTATACAGGGTGTCTTTTAGAAAAACTTTTTTTTCTACCACTTCCACATCAAAGGTGAAAGTCTTTTTTTTTGTTTTTGGAGCTTCAGTGAGACACAAAAAACACAGGATGATGAAAATTGATTTCATTAGGCTTTGATTTGAAAATGCATTCCATCCGGACGAGATTTCCAATCTGCACCGCAATCAAAGTATTTTCTTGAGATACAAATGAATTCATGAGAAAAAGGCGTTAAACCTCTTTTTATAGCTTGCTCTCTTGAAACTCCTAAAGGATTATTTTTGGCATTAGCATCAACAGCACAACCAAACGAATGAGTAGAAAGACTAGATAAACCTCTTTTTAATCGAATAGAAAATATTCCGTTCCATTCGTTGATCTCCTTTAATAAATCGTTATCAAGTAAATCCTGAAGCCAATCTAAAACATGAGGGATAAAATCTTTGTGTCCGTATAGTTTTTTAGGTATAACAGGATTGGCCGCTAAGATATGAGCAGGAGTATTCTGAATGGTCATGTTTTTCATTTCCCATTGCGTTTGCTCATTCACATTTGTAGTTCTGGCATCATCCAGGGGAGAGCCATATCTTTTTATTAATTGGGCGGAAGTGATTAATTTACTCATTATTTTCCCCTTTTACGTTACGAATAATTTTCCATACTGATTTCGCTACAGAATTGATTTTGGCAATCAAATCAAAGCCCGAACGTTTGGCGTTTTCCAACACGCTAAAAAATTCAATGGCAATACAAACACCAACAGCCACAAGCGTAATGGTTATTTCTTTGTCAGAAACCGAAACATTAAATGATTTGATAAAAAATAGTAGTTCTAATCCGTATGTAAACGAAATAACAGCCATGTATGTAATGGCTTTTCCTATTGATTTTCGGAGTTTTACACTTTCAATCAAATAGGTGTTTACTTTTAGTTTCTTGTTTTTCCATTCCGACCAAGAAGCAAAAATGCCCGTCATGAAATCAAATGTAAAAGCTACAAAAAGAAAGATTAAGGATAACTGTACGGTTGACAGTGCGGCTAGAGTGATGGAGCCGATAAGTATAAACAATCCGGCAGGATGTGACAACATAGGTTCGATTTTGAAATTCATAACTATTTTATTTTCAAATTTAAATTCTACACTTTTTTTTTATTGTAACATGTTTTAACAATAATTCACCACCCGATTAGCCGACTTGCTCTGTAACCTAAAGAGAAGATTCGTTTTTTTTTCACGGTAATAGATCTGTCTGAGGCTTTCAATTTCCAGTCCGTTTTCTTCCAGGCAATATTCTCGTGAAAAATGCTCAAACGCTTTTTGCAAATTGATTCCCGAAAACAAGCATCCCTTGATGTAGGAAGTCAAGGCAATTCTAAAAATGTCTTCCAAAAGATTGTTGAACATTCTTACTTTTTCTTCCGGAAGCATCAATTTTTCTTTGATTCCTTTTTGGTCCATGTACACCATGCCGTGATACGAAAGTCCATTTTTTGTGTTCACGGTTAAGTGAAGAATGAATTGGTCTTGTTTTTGGCGTTTCTTTTTGTAATCGGATATCTCATACAGAAACTTTGCTATCGAGCTGGAAGGCAACACCCGAATAGAAGAAACTGTCACACCTTGATAGGATGCCATTTTCCCTTCGAACTGCTCAAAGAGAAAAGGCACTAAATGTGGACGTATTTTGCACGGTAATAAATCCATAAATTATTATCTATTCAGTTTGTGTAATACAAAAGCTAAAATCCAAAGCACTACTCCTGTAATCAAATTAGAAAGATAATCATCACTTATTCTGTTTAAAATTATAAATGATGGTATTCCTATGTAATATCCGTAAACAGTCCATCGAACATCACGATTGTTTGGAGTTCCGCCGAACCATTCAGCTTGCACACCCTCTGTAAGAAATCCGGCCACAAAAGCAAAGAAGCCTCCAAAGGTGTAGAAAAGTAAAGGTGTCCAACCAATATTTAATAATCCACTGGTTACAAACAAAACTCCCCATCCGATAAGGATATGGCTTGGAATATTTTCTTTTTTGGTAATGTTTTTTCGTTGAAAATCAGTTGGAATTTGTTTAATTAAATCCCACAACATTTGATGGATGGTCACTTTAAATCCAATTAATCCTTTTGCGTGAAGGTTGTTTTTTGCCTCTACTTTTTCAATTAGTTCGGCTCGCTGGGTGAATACCGTTAAGGCAATAATTGCTATTTGAATAAGTGAACGAACTGCCGGAGACAGCTCAACAATTTCTTGCACTTGCATTAAAATGATTAATACTGTAGTGATAAGCCATTTGTTTTTTTGGATGAAATTTTTCATAGTTTGATAGGTTTAATTATTTTCATTATTTAAAGACTGTTTTTTTTCTAAGAAATAAATTATCATTAACATTAGGTATCTGACTAATGAATAAAGACTAAAAACACAAGCTAAAGTTGTTAGAGAGAGAATTAATTCGTTTTTAATTTCTTTCGACAGAAAATATGAAACTAAAAGAACCAACATCAGAATAACTAAAATTGTAAATATTTCATCTAAAAATTTTTTAACTCTTTTTTTAAATTGTTTGAAGTTCATAAAGTATAAAGATTAGTTGGTTTACTGTTTCTAAAAGTCCCCTTCAGCTTGTGTCGCCATACGTTTAAAAAAGTGAAGCGAGTCAGATGCCAACGCTGAATGATTAATTCTAAAGGATAATTGCATGTAATCATGATGTCAAACATTTCACGGTCAACTTCTTTTCCTACATAGCCGGTTGCATTTCGAAAATCATGAACCAAAGCGGCTAACTCAAAAACAGTTGCATCATGTTTGGATTTTGAAAAGGTAGGACCATCATATCTGAATTCTTCGTTTTGATAAGCATCCCAAACGTGGAGATGCAACAAACGCAAAGGATGTTTAAAGTCTAAACCCCAAAGTTCAGCTTTCAAACAAGCATCAGCCACAAGCTTTTCCTTTTCTGTTAATTCAGAATATAGACGGTCTTTTCTCATACTAATTCGGCTAAAATTCCTTGTAATACCGTTACGGTTCCACCGGATAAGGTTGGCACTTCCATCGATAAGGTTAGACGAACCACATAAACACCTTGCTCATTTTGATAAGGATGATTAGCAGCTGCATCGGTTAACGTTTCAGCTAACTCATTTCCGTCTTTCATCACATAGCGGTCGATTTCTTCTTTGAAGAAAGTATACAGCAAATTGAAAAGCTCTGGCTGTTGACTTTTGAAATATTCAAAGATCAACTCACGCTGTTGTTTTCTAAAAAATTCTTTATCATCCGGAGAAAGATCGTAGAAGTTTTCCCATTGATCGGCCACAGAACCGTCAAGGTTAAATAATTTGGTAATTCTTCTAAATCCATCAGGATATCCGTCTTCTTGAAACCAGTATTTCTTTTCTGAACTCCAGATTAAAATATCGTTTTTTTTGTATTTTTTTTCGCCTTTTAGTCCTTTATCGGCTAGGGTTGAATCACGTTTGATGCCTTCGAGGTTGTCAAGAGCTAAAAGTTTTGGATTCATTCCAATTAAATCTGGATACAATTCAAAAAGAGCAATAGTATTTCCTTTTTTTAACAAAATTTCTTCTTCAGAAGCTCCTTCATAAAATTCTTCTGTTTGAAAATTCCAATACGGATCTAGAAAAGACTGTGTATATCTTGCTGTTGTAAAAGAAACACCTTCTGGAACTAGACCATAGTGACTTCCTATCACTTTTCCTGAAGATTCTAATAAGGTAACTGGATTCATACTATTAAATTTTTTGAATGTAACCGGCCGGGCATGAAATTGTATCAGCCGCATTAGCCATTTGACCCGTAATTAACAACCACCAAGTTCCTGTGTAAGCTATTGATGTTGATGTTCTTGCAAAAGCAGAACTACTTATATCAGTAACCGAACTTACTGCATCATTAAATCCTTCTAAAACATCACTTGGTTTAAATAAAAAATTTTCACGTTTCATACCCATATTAATTGTACTTGCGGTTGGTGCAAAGTTTGCTATTCTCTGTGACCCCACTAATGAATTAGAAGTATTAACTTCATAACGCCATGTACAAATTCCTCCAGTTCCAACTTTTTTGTTATCTGTGAAAACAGCCATAAAATCATCCTGACTCCAATCGGTTCCTGAAAACTCTATCGCTTTTAAAATAACTTTATTAGTATCTCCTGTGTGTGTAACATCGGGTGTTGTCCATCTAATTGGTCTGTCAAGTTTTAAATCCAATCTCTCTTTAAAAACTTTTTGAGTAACTCCTCCGTCTTCATTTATTCCTAAATCATTATACAATTTAGCTTTACCTTTTGTAGAAGGTGTGGCATCAGGAACGGATGCACCAAAGGTTTGCCAAATTAAATTAGTAGTATCTAAAGTTATAGATGTCGCAGTTTGTCTAAATGTAGCTTGTCCGTTAGCTGTTCCTTCTAAAACAGTCACAACTGCATTAGTTAATTCAGTAGCCGTGTTGGCATCGGTTGAACGCTCCCAACTTCCTGACTTTACTAAATAAATACCGTTATTGGTTTGTGTGCTTTGGTCTTTTACCAAAACTCTATCATCAACCGATAAAGCTACACCATCAATGGTTTGTGTACCGGATAACGTTATGTTTGCCGTTGTAGCTACACGAACCGGTTGTTTTGTTTTTAGGCCTTCTAAAAGATTCTCAGTCCATTCGCGTGAAGCGACTCTTTCTGTATTATTGCCAACTTTTGGAAAAATATACTTACCAACTTCTAATCCTGTTACTTCTTCAAATTCAATTTCAGTTCTTTTTCCGCTTCCAAATTCACGAACTAATCTATCCTTTTGAATTCTTGTTGTACCTAAATTTCCAGCTACCCCTATGGAATTTGAATTAATTATAATAAAATTTTCAAAAGCATCATCACTCATCATAATTCCACTAGCATCAATCTGTAACTGACCTGTTCCTGTAGATAAAAAAGATATACCAAGGTCTGTAACACTATTTCCTTCGATTAAAACTTGCTCAATGTTTTGTATATGATTAAAAACTAACTCATTCAAATTAAACCGCAAATCCAATCCATCAACATTCACCCAAACTTGAGCATTTGGATGTAAAACCAAAAGCTGGTCTAAAGTGAGCATATTAAAAGGCAAACTTTCGCCAGGTCCTACCGTAATTACTTCTCCAAAAACATTGAAAGCTCGCATCCGTAAAGTTCCTTCCGGAATGTTTGGTTCTGTGGTTACTTCATCGTCTTCGGCTCCAACGGAAATATTAATATCGTTGGTTGTGGTGAAGTATGCAGTATGTGTACGATACATTCCTTCAGAAGCAAATGGAAGCGTTCGAGTAATTGGAGCTGCTTGTGCATAATCTACTCCGGCTATTTTCCATTCGAATTCGGAAAAGGTTACTTCGTCACCATCGATGGTGATGGTTCCTAGTGTGGTGATGCCAGAAACGCTTAACGAACCTCCTCCAATGTTTTCGTATAAGAATTGAGCAGCTTGTACAAGTTTGTTTATTTCTTCAGCAGATAAATATTTATCTATTCCAAACTGTTGAAAGAACGCCAATAATTCAGGTGAATTTACCTTTGCTGGAATATTTAATGGAAATGGATTATCGGTAGGCATAACTAAAAAGATAATGGGATGAATACTGGAAGACCAAAACGATCATAACTTGGCGTGTAACCGGTTGGGAAAATCGATTGTGATTCGATTTCTACTTCACAAACTTTTGTGTTTTCGGAAACTTTTATGATAGGTTTGGTATTCTGATTAAAGTCATTGCGGCCAATTGTCAGCAATCTACCATCGGTGAGTTTGATGTTAACGAACTTAATTTTCTGCATCAAAGCAATACGGTCTGCACGGTTTTGATCACCATTCGGAAAACGAAAGGTTACTTTTTGTTTATAGGAAACACCGGCTTTTGAAGTCACACTTTCCTGAGCATAGTCTATCGAAGAAATAGACACACCGGCTTTGTGAAATTCGGCATCTTCCATAATGGAATTATAAAAGGGCTGCCATCCGGCAATGATTGACGGAGTTGAAACGCCATCAAATGCCAGTTGAATTTCGCAAGCGTTAATATTAGTGCGTACTTTATCAAGTAGTTGCATCACAAAATCGTTTGCACGAAGATAGTAAAAATATTTACTTATAAGTAGAAAATTATACTTTTAAGTAAATAATAAAAAGAAACCACGCCATTACAGCGTGGTGTCCGGGTTAATTGTGGTATTTGGAAATAGACTATACAACTCTCTCGATCTTCCAACAGTTGAGTGAGTTGTAGATAATTGGTTCTTGACCATCTTTGGTCACCTCACGGCCACGGATGGCGATATCCATAGTTACTTTATCACCTGGCTTAAAGTTGTCAAGTAAAGCGATTTTGTCTTGGGTGAACTGGATAGAAACCGGCTGAGCATATTGCTCTACAGTTTCTACGTGCAGCTCACGGACTTTAAATTGTTTTTCGCCGATTTCTTTGATCGGCAGAATGCGTTTGATGGTTGCTGTGATTTTCATTTTTATTGATTTACTAATTTAATTAACTCAGGGTTTTCATAGATGTTACCAACTTTTTTTTGGATATCGCTTTGGTCTCCAGTGTAGATTCTTTCGTATAAATCAAAGAATGGGAATTTAACGAGTACGTTTCCTTCTCCAGCAATGTAAACAACATCGCCATGATAAATTTCTTTACCGTCATTGCTGCACACTTCAGAGAAAAGCATAATGTTGATCTGATTATATGATATTCTAGCCCATATATTGGTATATCCATGTAGATGTGTTTTTATTGCAGTAGATTTTATCAAATCACCATGCTGATTTAAAAGGAAATCTGAATAATACATTTTACCTTCAGGATGTTCGTTACTTGTAGCCCAAACTCTAAATTTTGGACTATAACCAATTTGTAAATCATTATTATTTTTTAAGATAACTTTCTTCTTTCTTTTAATTCTAAAGATAGAACCGGGAAAGCTACTAGTAAGTTCATTTCTAAGAAGAGCAAAAGCTAATATAACTTTCATTTGAGCAGCTCTCAAGGTTTTGCCTTCTTTAATTTTCTCACGATCTTTTTGGTTGTAGTATGGTTTTTTCATGGTGCTATTCTTAATTTTATTAATCTGTTTTTAGTAACGAGTTGGCCATTGATATAAAAGGCATTTCGTTTTCCGTTATACTTCAGTTTACGAAATGTTTTGGTTCGCTTACCCGAACAATGCTGTAACTGATAAAGATTATTATCGCTTAACTGTACGATTTTGTCGTATATTTTAAATTTTGCAATTATTTTGTTTTCAATGTTTTGCATAATTTAATTACGTATATTTGCTAGTTA